CATCTGGACCTTCGACGGCAAGGGCGAGTTGCTGCTTACGATCATGTCCTCACTGGCACAGGAAGAAGCCCGGTCAATCTCGGAGAACTGCACGTGGGGCCAACGAAAGCGCTTTGCAGACGGAAAGGTCACCGTCCCGTTCAACCGCTTCCTCGGCTACGACCGAGGGGAGGACGGGAACCTCGTGGTCAATCCGGAGCAGGCCAAATTGGTCCGGCGCATCTACGGGATGTTCCTTACCGGGATGTCGCCGATCAGCATTGCCCGGACCCTGAGCAGTGAAGGCATCCCATCGCCGGGTGGGAAGGACCACTGGAACGCCAGCAACATCCGCAGCATCCTGACGAACGAGAAGTACAAGGGCGACGCCCTTCTCCAGAAGACCTACACCGTGGACTTCCTGACAAAGAAGAAAAAGAACAACGAGGGTGAAATCCCACAGTACTATGTTCGGGACAACCACGAAGCCATCATACCGCCTGATACCTTCGAGGCAGTCCAAATCCTTATGGCCTCCCGGAAGACGGGAAAGAACCGTCGTAGCTCGGTCAGCATCTTCTCCAGCCGGGTGAAGTGCGGCTGCTGCGGCAGTTGGTACGGGCCGAAGGTCTGGCACTCCAACGACAAGTATCGCCGGGTCATATGGCAGTGCAATCACAAGTTCGAGGGTGAGAAATGCACCACGCCAACGCTCACCGAGGACCAGCTGAAGGACATCTTCCTCCGGGGCGCAAACCAGGTGATCGACGCCAAGGATGGGATTATCGCTGTCTACCACGAAGTACTGGAGCCCCATCTGGCTACCGATGACCTGCAGCAGGAGCTCGATGGACTGGATGCCGAAATCAACGTGGTCGCCGGTCTGATCGAGGATTGCATCAAGGAAAACGCCCACGTTGCCCTCGATCAGGCGGATTACCAGAAACGCTACGACGCGCTGGTGGAGCGGTTCGACACCGCCAAGGCCCGACAGAAGGTGCTGGCCCAGCAGATCACTGACCGGCAGGCCAGACGCCAGCAGATCGAGCTGTTTCTGGCAGGTCTGAAGAAGCGAGAGCCTTTGACGGTCTTCCGGGACGAGGATTGGCTGGCAATGGTCGATTATGTGACCGTCACCGAGGACACCGGGATTACCGTCACCTTCAAAGACGGGACCGAGATCGAGGCATAAACCCTTCAAAGACGAAACCCCAAGCTACTGACGATCAGCGGCTTGGGGCTTTTCTTATTCATTATATCTTTTCTTTGTGTCTGACAGCATCTTCTCTGCAAACTTTCTCCGGAAAGGATCGTAGACTGTGACAAGATGATGCTCGATCATTTCCTCTAAGTTTCTGGATGCCTTGGATAGCATCCCATAGAATGCAGAGCGCCGTGATTCCATCCCTTGCTGCTGCCCTTCTATATCGAGATTTATATCCATCAAATCTGGCCCACTCTTTTTTGTGCGCTCCCAGAGAAGTGCGTTCAGTTCGCCTTCATGTTGGTACATTAGCTGTAACTCCTTACCCATTGTTATGATGTCGGAAGGGAGAGAATACAGCAAGGAACTGCTCATCAAGAGGGACCAGCAGCCCGGAACGGGACTTTCAGTATCTTTCTGACATTTCATCAATTCAGCAACAACCTGCTCTGAGAATCCAAGGAGTTCGCAGATGCGCCGTATTTCAACATTAGGAGACCGAATATCGGTTAATCCCAAAATGTAATCGGATGAACACCCGAAGAATCTACTGTAGGCAAGAACGTACTCGCCGTTCTGATCAGAAATGGCTCCGCTTTTTATATGGCGGACGATCTTCTTTTCAATACTCAAGATTGCATTATCGCGGTCACGTTCCGGGCTAATGAAATTCTCTCGGGTTTTAACATGTACCAGCCCCGCTTCATATAGATTCTTCGCCAGATCCTTTGGAGAATCCAACCCCTTCTCATCCATGAGTGAATATAGCCTTTGTCCAAAAGAGGATATGGTCTCATCATTTCGCAGCGCCATTTTTCTACTTCCTCCGGAATGGATAAATTTATCTTTTTTATCGCTTATGCTTGCCGAGATAGACATGTGAAAAGATATACATTTCTTTTCTCACGCCTTATTATATACATGCTGACAGGCCGGGTCAAGCAGATATCAAAAAAAAAGGAAAACCTAAGGAGGAAAAATTAATGGAATTTCTGAAGAGCATTTTCACGAACATCGATTTTCACCTGAACGCCCAGACTAAGACCCTCACCATCACCTACGGCGAGAACCACATCTCGCTTCGCCTCACGGAGGACGGAAAAGTCCGGTTCGACACGAATCTGGTACTGGATGGTCCCTCTGCAAAAGCCATCGAGGCTGAAACCAAATGACCCCTATTTACCGGCCACAAACGAACCGAGCAGCTGACATCGACATCAGCTGCTCGGCGTTTTTCATTCCACGATTCCTTCATTCCTGAATTTGGCCAGCATCTCCAGCATGTGGATGCCGATCTTCTCAGGATCATTGTCCAGCCCTGCACAGATGACACGAAGGCCGTCTGGTGTCAGGATGCGGCCATGCAGCCTGTCAGTCTGGTACTGCTGGTACTTCTCATATTCCTTATTCGAAATCTGTTTCATGCAAAACTTACCCCCCTCATGTCCAACTTACCCTGCTGCTTGTCCAACTTACCCTGCTCATAAAAAAACTTACCCTGCTTGGAGGTAAGCCGCCGACGAATAATTAAATTGTATCAAAGTTGGAGTTTTTATATCTGCGATGGTTTTCATCGGCTCCGGGCGGATGCAAGCGACCATCGCTTGGATCAGAGCGCGGGGCGTAAAATACTGGCCTGCGCCGGACTTCACGTCCTCGGCATTTTTCTGCAGCAGGCCCTCGTAGATCTCGCCCTTCACATCGGAGGACATAGAGACCCATTTTTCCCGGTCGATCATCTGCACGATCCGATAGAGGATCGCGGCATTGCTGACCTTGTTGATCGCGCCCTTGAAGATCTGGCCGAGGATGCCGCCCTGCTCGCCCAGCTTTTCCAGCGTCTTTTTATACTGTTCTTCCAGCGCCGCGCCTGTGAGGGTGTTCATATCCGTCCAGCCATAGCCCTCCGGGATGCCTGTCTGTTTCCTATAGGGAGGCTTGGAATATTCGTCGGACATTTTGAGGAATATCAGGTATGTAAGCTGCTCCAGATAATCTCCATAGGATAATCCGTCATCACGGAGAGGATTGCACATGCCCCAGACTTTGGAAATGATAGATGATGTTTGTTCAGACATGCTGTACTCCTTTATTGTTCAACTGTGGTGCACCAATACTTTTTACCCAAATACATCTTGAATTATCTTCAATGAACTCCAACTCTATATTTTGCTCATAATGATTGCTCATGATATCTTCGTAGAAAATTGCTACAGAAAAAGGTAGTGAGTTATCAATAAAATACCCTTTATCTGCCAAGAACAAACAATTGATAGATTTCTCTTTTTGTGCTGGCACAATAGGACATGTAATTAATTCTGCGTCTTTAATTGTAGATTTTACTGTACATTTTACATTTATTGCGGTTCCCTTACTGATATTCTCAATACGATACTTGGTAAACAAGGTATAAATTACCCCCGTTTGTTTATCGGTTAATTCAATACTTGTTCCGGTACCTGCTTCGATACTATCGAAATGTAATTCGAAGCAAGGCATATTTTCAAGGCGCTTCGTCTCTTCAAACTGTCGTTTTGATTCTTCGAGCTGTTCTTTAGTTGCTTCAGCAGATTTGATATTTGCCCGGCAAATTTCGATAGTTGCGACCACATAAATGAAGGTAATCAACACCATAAGGGAATTGCTGTATTGCTCTATCCAGTCATGAAAGAACCAAAGAATTAGGGCCATTATGAAAAGAAAAGCCAGCAGTAAAAGATAGTATTTTATTTTGTCTTTCACTTATCACAGCCTCCCCTCAAAGGCATCTTTCAGAATACTCTGCCGCATAGCCTCTGCCTGTTGCAAGGCGATATCCACGGCCTGTTCGATACTGTCGCAGACGGACATTTTACAGTCCATTTTCATTGTGATGTCCCGCTGCATCTCAGCGGTTACAAATGGCACAGGAATATACTGAACAATGTCCTCGTTAAGATTCTTCATCGTCGTGCCTGTTGCATGTTCTTCAAGATAATGCACCACATCAGGACTTGACAATATTTGAGCATAAAAACCAGCATCAAAATTAGGCTTTAAACGGAATAGAATACTCCCTGTACCGCACAGCCAGCCATTTTCTACATCAGTTATCGCCGCAGCCCTTCCCATTTCTCCTCTACGTCCCATGATGATGTCATTTGTCTGTAACCTGTAAGCAGACAAGTCTCTCGCTTTCTCTTCTGAGACTGTTACCGAAGCGCTGAGGAGAATCTTTCCACTTTTTATGTGCTGTGGATTGATAACGGGCACGCCACCAGAAATATAATCGCTTTTATGTAACATTGTTCCAAAGGGGCCAATACGAATATCATCCACTATCTCTCTGATTTCCACTGTTTTAGAAGATAATTCTGATGAAAACGCCTCTTTCAGCACGGCCTGCCGGTACACCGCAAGCTGTGCTTTTGTTTTTTTCAGCGTCTCCACTCCGGCATCGAGTTGGGAGAACAGTTCCTCAATCCGGGCAACAATGCGCTCCTGCTCCGGAAGGGGCGGGATGGGTATTTCAAGATTCTTAACGACATCCTGCGTTATGGCTTTAAATGTTGTCCCTGTGCCTTTTGAAGCCAGTTGTGCCTCAAAATACCTGAAAAAAAGGAGAACATAGCGAGTGAGCAATACTTCTGAGGGACGGATTGCAGTAAGGCCGCGCCCAATGCACACCTTGCATGGAGCAAGATTGGTCGGGCCAACAGGTGCTCGGACGGAAAGTAGGATATCATCCTTCTCAGCTATTTTCGTTGGTTGGGAGCAATACACTCGTATGGACGGATATAGCTCACCGAAGTCGGCTTTACCTTGAAAAAACGGAAGCCCATCACCGTTGGAATTGTAATATTTGGATTCCGGGGACTGCCCTGCAATTATAGTGCAGCATTCTTTTAGCTTCTTTACTTCCATATCATGCCACCAGTTCCACGTTCATTTCCTGCAAGATCGCCTCGTACTGATCCCCGAACACATCATAAAACCTGCCCAGACCGCCCTTGCGATCAAAGGGACTGAGGTCAAGGTCCTCCGGCTCAATGCTGAGAGAGACGGCGATATGATCCTTGATCAGTCGAAGCCACTCCATCTGCTCGTCTGTAAAGTGCACAGCACCTGCGTTCCGGCGCAGCGTCCACTGCATGAAGTTATAATTCACCTTGTCCGCGAACGGGGCGAGATGATCGGCATAGCCCATCTCAAAGCGGATGATGGAGATCAGGTCCGTGAGCTGGGCCACGGTGCCGCGCTTCACCTTTTCCGGCTTCTTGATGGCATAGCACTCCCACAGGCGCTCGATGGTGATGTTCTGCGCCTTCAGCTTTTCATACAGGGCTTTGAGCTGTGTGATCGCCATGGGGCGGTCCTTGTACTGCTGATCGTAGATGATTCGCAGGGCAAGGATCTCATCCTTGTTCTCCTCGATAAATTCACGGAAGGTCTTGAGAACACGGTCGGCATTGGCCTGCTTGTCGGTATCATACCCGGCAAAGAGCACCGTGTCGATATTCACGGAATCGATGACCTGCTCATGGCTGCGGCGCACATTCTCGATGTAATCGCGAATATCCGGAATATAGAAGGGCTGCACGGCCTGTTGGATCAGCGCCTTCTTTGCTTCATCCATGCGGTGCTGCTCGTCCTCAGTCGGCTCATGATCATCGGACAGATCCACACCCGCTTTGGCGGAAACAATATCCGGGTCAAAGGCATCCAACAGACGCTGGGCAATGTTCCCGGCGCTGCTGCCGACGGTGCTGCTGAATTCGGTGCGCTCCCGGTCGGTCATTTGGCTGCCCAGCCGGATCACGCGGTTTGCAAGAGACGTGAGGGTATCTTCATCCTTTGCGCCCATGGCCACGTTCAGCATCAGTTCTTTCATGCTGACGGAGGGCTTGCGCTCCAGCGTGCGGGTCTCAGTCTTCTTGGATTTGGTGACGCCCACGGCGTCCACGATCACAAAATGGTCCTTGTTCTCCGTGGCGGAAGGCGTTACCTTCTGCAGGTCGTCCTTACCGAGGGTGCGGGTGCCGCGGCCCTTCATCTGCTCAAAATAGTTCTTGCTGCGGACGTCCCGCATGAAGATCAGGCACTCGATGGGCTTCACGTCCGTCCCGGTGGCGATCATGTCAACGGTAACGGCAATACGGGGATTATAATCGTTGCGGAAGGCACTGAGAACAGTCTCCGGACGATCCGCCTGACAGGTGATCTTCTGGCAGAATTGATTGCCCTCGCCAAACTCCTCCCGGACGATCTGAATGATATCATCCGCATGGCTGTCGGTCTTAGCGGGAAAAGCTGCGTGAACAGGTTATCCCGGAACGCGCGGATCACGGTGCGGATCTGGCTGGGATTCACGACATCTCGATCCAGCTTCGCCGTGGTATAGATCAGGTCCTCGTCCATCTGCTTCCAGCGCTTGGCGCGGGTCAGACGATCCCGGTACTCAATCTGCTGCTTCATAATGTGAGCGCCGTTTTTGGTGACATCAGTCTCGATCAGAAAGATGTCCTCGACAACGTTCACGCCGTCGATGATGGCCTGCTCGCGAGA